CAGCCGTCGAGCAAGCCACAGCCCAGAACCTTGCCAGGTTAATCAGGAACAGTGACTCGCGCGCTGGCCGCAACGTGCAACCGGTCCTGGCATGACATCACCGATCACCCTGGTCGAGATCGCTGGGGTCGCACTGAACCTGGACGACGTCGAGTACCAGGTTAGTGTTCAACATGGCCGCAACGACGTCACCAGCCAGCCCGAGGCTTCGACCGCCCAAATCGTGATTCGTGGCGCGTCCGGTGTGACGGCGAAAATGTCTGACCCAGTCGTGATCCAGGCCTACGGATTCGACAGGTTCACTGGCGAGATCAGCGACCTGACGATCAGCCACCTATCTACGTCGCCACCGACCGCAGTCACAACAGTCATCGCCATGGGTAACCTTTCGAAACTGGGACTAATCACCACAACAGACACGACCTACCCGCATGAAACTGTCAGGGAACGCGCCGAAAAAATACTCGACGACAGCGGCCTGACCTACGTCAACGGCGGCAGCGACACCCTCGAACTGCACAGCCTCAACTCCTCCGAGACTGAACTTCAGCCGGTCCTGAACGCTCTCCAGCAGTTGTGCGAGTGGTCCGGCGCCACATTCTTCGACACCCCTGAAGGACTAATCGCCTTCGAGTCATACGGAAGCAGGGGACTAACCGCGTTCGCCGCAACCTGGCAGTCACTACCAGAACCCTGGACGTTTTACAGCCAGACCTGGGATTCGTTCCCGACAGGGATCGCGACGTACACGTTCCCCAGTTCAGGGGTCATCTGGTCACCTACCTGGACCCAGACGCTCGAGGCACTGATAAACGACGTCACAGTGACATACGGCAGCACAGGCCAGAACGAAGAACAGGCCGACGACGCAGCCTCAATCGCCCTCTACGGCAGGCGCCAATACACCCTTGACACCAGGCTACGAAACAGCGCCGACGCCTCCGATCGGGCCGGCAACATCCTGACCGCCCAGGCAAACCCACTGTGGAACATGGGCCAAATATCTGTCTACGTCGACCTGCTCGGCACCACTGATCGAGACAGGGTCATGGCCTTGGTCAACGGCGCCACAGTCACAGTCCCGAACCTACCCGAACCAGCCCCCTATTCAAGCTTTCAGGGGATAGTCGAAGGCTGGGGCGAAACATACACACCAGGTCAGCACATCATCACATACTCGATCAGTGACCCGCGCTACTCATACCAGACAGTCCAGTGGCAAAACGTAGACGCGACACTAATTTGGGGTGACGTCAATTCGGACGTCGCCTGGTATAACGTTGTCAATGCCGACGACCTGATCGCGGCTTAGGAAAGGCGGCACAATGGGCACGACACCGATTTACGGATTCCCTTATCCGGACCCGTCGGACCTAGTGGCGAACTACCCCGCGCTGGGGCAACAGTTGGCCGAGGATATCGAGGACGTTCTACCGACACTAGGCGGAATGACACTCATGGTCCCCACTAGCATCGCCAACACAGGAGGATCAGCAGCAAGCAGCGATGGAACAACTACGTTCACAACGGTCACAAATATTGCCATGAATGGCGTGTTTACCGCTGATTATGAAAACTATTTTGTGACGTACACATGGACACAAAATACGACAGCCGATTCGACACTAATAAGACTCCGAGTGGCCGGAGCGGACAACACCACAGCAAATTACAACGAATTCAGAGACTACGCGGCAACGACCGGCAACAGATACAATGGTGAAACAGCGTGGAGAAACTCAGTCATTGGCGGAACCGGTGACGCTGATACCAATTTTGCGGAAATGAAAATATTTAAACCGCAAAAAACTGCGCCTACTCTCATCAGTTCTATATGTAACTATGCCGCCACAGGCGCCTTTCCGCTGCTCATCGACATGGTCGGTTCGCACAATACAAGTACTTCATTCGACGGTTTATCTTTCACACCAAATGCTGGAACGCTCACAGGGACAATTAGGGTTTACGGATTCAGGGGAGCATGAAATGTCTGACGTTACGGAAACCGACTACACCACAAACCCGCCAACGATCACCGAGAGAGATTTTACGCCCGAAGAGATCGCACAGCAGAACAAAGACGCCGCCGACGCCGCACAAGCCGCAGCGGACGCCGCAGCAAAAGAAGCAGCCAACGCCGCCGCGACCGCTGCCGCTATCGCACACGCCAAGTCCCTCGGCTTCACAGACGCCATGATCGCCGTCATGTACCCAAACCTCGGAGGCAACAATGAGTGAGCCAGTGATCGAAGAAATCGTCGAAGTCGAGGAAGCAAAGCCGGCAAAGAAAACGGCAAAGCCTAAGCCGGCAGCCGCACCCTCACAGACTGAGCGCGCTCGAGCAATCGCCCTAGCCAAAATTGAAGCCGCAAAGCGTTGACAGGTGACCTTTAACGAACCGGCAGACCTGATTCCCATTGTGGTGATCGTGTCTTCAATGCTTGCCGGCATCCTTTGGATCATCCGCGCTCAGATGTCTATCCAGCGCGAGTTCCGACCTAATGGCGGCTCGAGCATGAAAGACGCCGTCAACAGGATCGAAAAGGACATTCGCGACGTCCGCTACCGAGTCGATCAGCACATCGACAATCACAACCGATAGGAAAACCATGGACCGACTAATGACCCGAGAAGTACGCAAGTACCTGTACGCAGTCACGATCGCAGCAGTCACAGTCCTGGTCGCATACGACGTCATCTCGGGCGAGGCCGCCCCACTATGGCTGGCACTGGCCGCAGCCGTACTGGGCATCATTGCCCCAGCAACCGCGATCACCCACATGACACCCAAGGCGTCAGACATCGCAGACAGTCACGAACCAGTCGCAGGAAACAAGTTCTAGTGGCACGCCTAGTCGCCGCTGGTGTGGTGCTGCGATCCCAGGTTAACCGGCGCTGGCCTGACCGTGACAAAGCCTCAGACGGCTGGATCGGCGACCGCGCCCACAGTGCCAGGATTAGCGACCATAACCCTGACGCTCGAGGATGGGTTCACGCCCTCGACATCGACGCCGACCTACTTGGACCAGGGCGCAAAGCCAAAGCTAGAAAAGTGGCCCAGGAACTTGCCGACCAGTTGATCGAGTACGCCAGGTCAGGTGAACCAGGATCAGACAGGCTCAAATACGTTGTCTTCAATAACCACATCGCCTCGGGCACGTACTCGAAGCAGTTCTGGACCTGGCGCGCTGGGTCCTGGGGCCACGAACACCACATTCACGTCAGTTTTACCGACCTAAACCCAGTCACAGGCCGGCGCAAGTTCCCACTGCCTATCTTTCAGAATAAGTAGACACACCGCGCGTCAATACGCGCAAAGCACGCAGGGCCGGTTTATCGTCTAACCCGAAAGGGGAAACCATGACCGATTACATCAAACCAGGGAAAGCCGCGCAGATGCTCGGTGTATCCCGCGACAGCATCCGCCGATACGTCGATTCGGGCGCGCTCAACGCGATCACGACACCAGGCGGCCAGCGACGCATCGACCAGGCTTCGGTTGAGAGCGTGATTCAGAGGCGAAACCGGATATCGCCTACCGTCACGATCATCGAGGCCGAGTGATCATGGCGGCAGTCCTAGCGGCTGCGATCCTGGCAACACCTGCGCCCCCACCATTACTGGCGGAAGGCAAAGACACAGGCCGGCAACCCAGCGCCTACACAGGCGACTACTTCAACCAGGAAGACGAACCGTACCGGCAGTGCGTCGCACAACGCGAAGGTCGGTTTCAATACTGGGGAACCGGATCAGGTGGCATGTACCAGGGGACCTACCAGATGACAGTGCCACTGGCCCACGGTGCAGTGTGGATGATGCAGGCAGAATGGGCGCAGCAGTTTGGACGCGCAAAGGCGCGCGAAATGCGGCAGACGCTCCACGATACACCGCCCCGCAAATGGTCCCGCGAAGTTTGGGATCAGGCGTTCTGGACCGTTCTCAACTGGGAAGGCGTACGCTCAGGCGCACATCACTGGGCAGGTGGCCGGCATCATTGTCAGCCAGGGATGAAAGATTACGGAGGCAACAGATGAAAGCCTTAGAGATGACACTCGCAACACTGATCCTGCTCGGCTTCACCGCCCTGATGGGCCTGGTCGGATGGATCGAAACACTCGGCATGTAGCCAACACGACAAAAGGGGAAACGCATGTATTACCAAAAGGACATACGCCTCGACGATACGTTTGTCGAGATAGTCAGATACACGGAGGCCGGCCCAGTGTGGCTTCACATCCTGGACAGCGCATCGAGTTTCACGCGCCGTTTCCAGTTCCGTGACGCAGCCCGACTAGGTTGGGCACTCCTCGACGGCGCCAGTAGCACAGGACAGCCGTACCCAGTCAAGGAAGGCGAGTGAGCATGGAAACACTGTGGACAGACACCGTCGACGCTTTCGACTCAGACGCTTTCGTCGACCGGATCAGGAAAGCACAACGGCAGGCACTGGCACGCACAGAAGCCGCGACAGCCATGCGCAACACCGAGCGCAACACTGACCCGACGTGGGCCGACCACGCGCAGCGCATCATCGTCGAACTGGCCCAGACAGGCCGGCACTTCACAAGTGACGACGTCATGGAGGCACTAACCGACGTCGAAGTGGAAACACCAGACACCAGGGCGCTCGGGCCGATCATCAAAAAAGCGATCGCAGCGCAATGGATACACCGCACAGGCTTTGAACCCTCGAGGCGCCGACACGGCACACCGATCGCAGTTTATGTGGGGGTCATCTGATGGTGTACGACGACCGCATGAGCGACTACATCGAAGTCAAAGACAGGATCGTCGCGTTCCATAAGGCTTACCCTGAAGGGTCACTGCAATCGGAATACGAAGTGATCACCCTGGGCGAGAAAGCCTGGATCGTTGTCAAGGCTTACGCCTACCGATCACCAGATGACCTGCGCCCTGGCATTGGCCACGCCTGGGAGTCATACCCAGGCTCGACACCTTTCACCAGGACCAGTGAACTGATGGTCGGTGAGACATCAGCGTGGGGTCGCGCCCTGGCAGCCCTCGGGATCGCCGTCAATAAGTCGATCGCCAGCCGTAACGAAATCAAAGCTGCGGAGTCACGAAAGACAGAACGCTCGAGCGAACCGACGCCAGGCGATGACCCGTTCTACACAAACGCCCCAGCCACGTCACCACTGTCACCACACCACGACACCAGGAAAAGGGTCAACGGTAAGCAACTGGGCTTACTGAAAGGGAAACTGCGGGGCGCTGGCGTGGCAGACGACAACCTGATCAACACCGTCAACGCGCTACTTGCCCTGGGCGGATACGATCCAGTGACGCTACCTGCCGACCTGACGAACTCCACACTCGATCACGTCCTGAAGAACCTGGACAAGATCGTGACAGTCGAGCAGTTCACCAGTGAGCAGTACATCGAGGCGACAGGTAAATGATCATGGCCATGAACTGCACCGACTGCGGCTTCAGGATGCACCCTCAGGAACGCACCTGCCTAGCCTGCCAAGACAGAAACACGCCACCATAAACGACTGGTGCCGAGGTATGCCCCGACCGGCGACGTTAGTGCGGGGCAGTCGTTTGACCGGAATGACGGAGGAAATAGCACCGGCCACGACCAGACCAACACCCCCACCAGGTAGGGGAGCAATACCCAAAACCGACCACAACAGAGGGACCGACTGAACCCGTCAGGGTTAAGTTCGGGCGGTCCCGATCACACCCAAGGGGAAACAATGAGCAACCAATACGACGCACACTGCCGACGCCCAGGATGCAACTGCGACCACACCATCTGCTACCAAGGCTGGCGCGACCAGGACTACTCGACCACACCCTGCGCCTACTGCCGAGTCAAGACCTTCGAACGCTGGCACGCACGCGAGAACGCCAGGTCCAAAGGCTACCCACTCGAAGCATTAGGACGCATAATGCGAGGAGACCGCACCACCCCCACCCCAGACCACACCCACCCCCAGGGCAGGTAGCCATGGCAACCCACAACGCAGGACGCTCGAGCGCCACCTACCGCGCCTGGGTCAAGCAAGTACTCGCACGATGCGAACCAGTGTGCATTAGGTGTGGATATCCAGTTGACATGTCACTACCCAGAACCGACCCACAAGGCGCAAGCGCCGACCACGAACCACCCCTAGCAGACACAGGGGACCTCACCCCAGGCCTAGACGGTGCCGGCATAGCCCACCTGTCCTGCAACCGCAGTCACGGAGGCCGACTCGGATCGGCTCGAGCGACAGCCAAACGCGCGACAACAAAGTCATCGAACACGCGATCGAACGCCATTGACCGTTCTTTAAGCAAGGCACGCACCAC